CTACACAGAGATGATAAAGTCACCTCACCCAGGTGGAAGACCACCAAACCCGCTTACGCGGGGGAATACCGCGGTATGTTGAGGATAACCTCTTCATACCTCCCTTCCTTCACAGGAAGCCCAGAGCTGTGTTCCTCCAACCCAAACTTGCGTTCGAATGGAGAATTAACAACCCTAGACAACTGCATTATAGATGCAATTATCTGACCATCTGGTAGATCATCGGCCAGCAACTGTTGCGAAACAGCTAAGGCTCTTGTCTGCCAAAACTCCCACCCGTGAGGATGAGAATCTAAACGGAGTTCATTAACGGCGCCAATGAAAGCGCCATCACCAAACCCGTCTGGTAGTCGGGGTTTACGCCATTGAGCCGGAGCCAAACTGCGAAGTCTTGTGAGGACTTCCTGAAGATCAACTCCCGTCCGCTCACACCACCTTTGCAGGTTGTTGTGAACGAGGAATAATCGATCCAGTTTGCGGACCGGCCTTCTGATGTAAAACGGAGTAATGTCACACCCTTGAAAGAAGTGTTTTCCACAACTTTCCCTATACGGACCTGTATAAAAGGTTTTGTTCAGATTGGGTTTGAACCCAGCCTGCCATAGCCTATATAAGACAGCTTCCGCTTGGTCCACAGGAACTACGATATCGTCCCCATAGACAAGGATACGACTGTCCTTCTCGTTTAGGTTCGGGCAACAAACTTGCTGGCAGATACTCCAGAAAAGGAGCGTTTCCAGTTCGAATGTAAACCCATTCCCCATAGACGAGACCTTCTGGTAACGCAAAACGTCACCAGTAGGAAGAACGCCAACCGGCGATCTGCACTGCTCTAGTGCGAACCACCAGTCGTTAGGTAGAATAAAAGAGACGAGCTCGAGCGAAACAGTGTCGCTAGCCATTGAAAGATCAATGGTAGCTAACTGCCCCATGAGGGAGCCTTGGAAGGCTCCGATCTGGTTCCGCTTTTGGTCATCTAGATCTATTCCAACGGACTTAAGACGACGTCGGATTACGCCGCCGATGCCTCTCTGAATGTAGACATTCATACAAGGCTCTTTGGCGATGGTCCTATCCGTCTTATAGTTCTTAGGAACGGTAATAATGCTATTACCCTGGACAATTTTCACAGGTTGTCTGGGTCCCTCTATGCTAGAGCATACGTTATGTGTCCACAACGGATTCATGCGAATTGCACATGAAGCAAGGGTAGCATTTCCTAAAGTGCTTTCTGGTTGACCAGAATATTTGTAGGCTGCATGGGCCCAACGTCGCGGGAGCCTGGTTGTGGAACCAGGACCGTGACCGAAGAACCGTGCACACTCATCCCACGAAAACTCCCCAAGAGTATCCTTAACCCTCATAGCAACGGCCCTCCAAAAAGGGTCGTACTTAAAGGTCTTAGATACCCAAAGGTTTGTGTCGCGGCATAAGTTCTCGGCCTCGTGGAATCGCTCCCACGTGACTAAGTCCTTTTCCTTTGACGGCTTACCGTCATCGTACTTAGAAAATAGCTCCCTGATAAGAAGAGAGCCTCGAGCACGCTCTAGAGTCGAAAGATCTAGAGGGGTTTCCCGTCCAAGTACGCCTACAGGAGTTATTCCTAAGGCGGAGGATAGGAGCTCAAGGAACTTCTCATTAGAGAATCCGAAACCAGCACCATTGGCACGTTTACGAGCCATATTGGACATCCTATTAAGGAGGGTAACACAAACAAGTCAAAGACCGCGTTTCCGTAATAAAACGGAGGCAGCAATCTCAGCTATGCGCAAGATGACTTTCGCCACGATGCGCCACTTCCTCACTGCCGGACTAACGTCCGACTTAGTAGAAGGGTTCAATGTTTTCCACGGAGGTTTTCACCGTGCTGTTCTGGAAAAAGTTCACCAGATAAGCAAGGAGATCTTTCCGTTCCTGGAGCGTGGCGTCAGGGTGAATGTTCAGGGTAACCTGAGCACTCGAGTACCTGACAACCTGATCGACACTGTCCACCGTAGCTACAGTCGGGTTCATAAAACCCGCCTGCAGTTTATTGGTGGTCCGTGAGCCCGAGGGGGCGGCTACCTCGTAAGAGATAGTACGGAACCCTGAGGGAATCGACGGGGAGCGATCAGCCCACTTTGCTGTACTCCCATCCGTTGTAACGGGTGAGAATGTATGGGCGACCGGTGTGGTCTGTCCATCATTAATGGACAATGCAGCTATCGCTGGCATAGCGAGAATTACCTCTATCAGTTAATGGATTAACGACGACCAAAAGCGGACGCGAGTAACGCCAACCCGTTGGCCATATGACCTAAGGAGCTCGGATCTTTAATCCGAGGAAAGGTTGCCTGAGGCACGCCGATAAAAGCTTGCCTAGTCAATCTGACGAACCGCTGGATTCCTTCAAACTTATTGTCAACAAAAGCACCTCCAACACCCTTGACGTAGATTCCTTTGTCGATCCAATTCGCACGAGTGCGGACTGAAATCGACGTCTGGCTCTCTACGTAACCAAGGAGAGAGTCCAAGCTTTCAAGCCAGGACCCAACAGGAAGTGCCCAGTCGACAACAAAGCTATACGGGACCAGCTCCCACGCTATTAAGAGTGGATTGGTAACCCCTAAGGACGCTAACGACATTGTAAGGTCGTTGTCTGGAAGGGCATCAATGCGTACGAACACACTGGTGACCGACTCAGCTTCGCAATCGGAAGCCTCAACACCCGTGAAAGTTTTCTTCCACGTGCGCTTCGACTCCTTTCGCGCCTTCGCTGTAACTCTCCAGTTAGCTCTGTCTTCCCTCTCCAGGGCTTGACAGGCTCCGAACACATCGGACAACAAAGGTTTCCAACCGTATTGGAGCTCTAACCACTTATTCGGGACATTGCTGCCCCGAGGTTCATGTCTAGAGTTGGCTATGCCGAGGTCGCGCATTGCTGCACGAACTCGACCTCTCTTCAAGTTATTGAAGGATTTAGCCATACGTTTGGCAGTGTCGCCAAGCAGCCTAGCTGTTGCATTACGCTCAGCATAGGCGACTCCGAGGTTGACATCAGACCGTTTCATCTTAATACGTGCCTCGATGAGTGCACGATTAGACAAGGTGGCGTCTGTCACATCTGTGGTACTAACTGTGAACGCAAAGTGATCTAGGCTGCTAAACCTAGAACCACCCACGCAACCCTCATAGATCTGTCCAAGAGACAGGTCATTTGGGTTCACAATGTTCTTACAGATACCAAGGGCTCGACGATAGTACTTCCACTGCATGTCATACCCTGTAGGGGTAAGCCAACCAGTGGGTTTATGGCGTGCCAAACCACTTACGATCTCCTTGGCCTGCTGACCATCAAGAACCGACCCGGAAGTTGGGAAACTTCCATTGGGGCGGGATGATGACCATTGGGCCGAAAGATTCGTGGTGAAGTTTGGTCGTGTCATGGAGAAGTACTACAAGCACTTGGAGCATGTCAATGCTCCACGACCCATTCCAGGGCCGTACGCACATGGATGTGCGCTAGGATAGAGGCAATATGCCTACCGAGGTTGACGAACCTCGATAAAGATCCCGAAACAGGTTTTACCTGAATCAGGGGGCTGCTGACGAGCAGCC